TGCCGGGAGCGGCGGGAGGCGCGGTCGGGGGCGTCCCGGGCGGGGTGCCACCGGCGCCAGCGGCGCCCGGGTCCTCGTTCGCGAAGCGCAGGCGCGGCATGCCGTAGGCACGCGATGCGAAGGGGTCGAGGTGGGCCGGCAGCTTGCCGAGGACCGGGGGGTGCGTGCAGATGGTCATGCTGATCTCCTTGGGAGGTGACGCCGGGGGCGTCGGTGTGACCGCTCGGCGGGGCGCCGGCGGGGTGGATCAGAGGACACCGAGGAGACGCGCGAGGTCGCGCACCTGCTCGGGCCCGGTCGCCAGCCGCTTGAGCTGCAGCTGATAGTCCGCCTCGACCAGCGCCCTGACCTCGGGGGTCAGCGGGTTGCGCTGGCTGTTCGCGGCGAACGGGTTGCTACCTCGATCGACGGCCCGCTTCCGCAGCACCGCCGAGTGCAGTCGCCGCTCAGCTGCCGTCTGCGTGGCGGGCTCGAGTGGATCGCGGACACCCGAGGCGACCGCCTGCCGGTACGCGCGCGTCGCGCCCCGGTTGACACCACCTCGGCCGAGGGCGCCAGCAGAGAAGTCGCCGAACAGGCCGCCGCCCTGGTTGCCGATCAGGTTGCCGCCGGCGACCTGGTCACCCGTGATGAACCCGTTCTCCTCGAGCAGCTTCACCGCCCGCGCGCGGCTGCCTCCGGCGGCCTGATAGACGTCGTCGACGGTCATCTTCGACGGGGTGTCCCACCGCCGCGACTGCCAACCCCGGCGGGCGCCTGAGGACTTCAGGGCGTCGTCAGACAGGCCGCGGCTGCGGGTGTTGACGACGCGGTAGATGTCGGCGCCGTCGCGGAGTGCCTGCGCGTCGGCCTTCCCGAACAGGCGATCCTGGTCCGCCGTCGGCAGGCCGTGGAAGTAGGCGTACGGGTCGACAGTGATGTCGCCGGCGATCGCCTCCTGGGAGGGCACGTGCCGGCAGTCGCACGACGGGTGCGACTGGAACCCCTGGTTCCACCGGTAGAACTTGCCTGCGAGCGTGATGCAGAACTTGCACGACGGCGGGTTTAGCATCCGCACCCAACCCTGAGCCGTCGGCGTGGTCGCCATGGCCGCGCCGACAGCCTGCCGGTCGGCGTCACGGACGACGTCGAGCACGACGTCGTTCAGCCAGGCGCCCGCAGTAGCGAGAGCCGCCTGCGTGCCGACGCCGGTCAGCATCTCCTGCTTGGCCTTGTAGACCGCGCCGTGCAGCAGCGTCTCGGCCGGGCGCCCGTCACGTGTCCCGCCCTGGAACCGCGCCGGGTTGACGCGTGCCAGCGATGATGCGTCGATGCCCTGCTCGTCGAGCACGTCGGGCACGTACTGCACGCCCGACGCCGCAGCGAGGCCCTGGGCCTGCACGACGGCCGCGAACACGTCGCCGCCGATCGAGGTCCACGACAGGTCGAAGTTCTCGCCCATCGTCGCCCACAGATCGCTGACGTCGCCGACCGCGGCCGCCGCGATGTCCTGCTGGTCCCGGTAGTGGCTAACCGCCGCCGAGGGGAGCGCCATTGTCGACTCCCGCCTCGAGCTCGGTCGGTGCCGGCGTCACGTCGACGAACCCGCGTTGGATCTGTGCGAGACGCGTCGACAGCTGTTCGTTCTCGATCTCGTCCATCCAGCCGTCGAGCTTCGTCTTCGTCGCGCCGGGCAGCATCTCGAACGCCGCACGCCGGGGGAACCCCTGCGTGATGAGCTTCGTGATGCCGTCGACGACCTGACCGAAGGACCGCGCCTCGGCGTCGAGCCACTCGATCTCCGCCGTCGGCTCGAACGTGTCCGTCCCACCCGACGCGTAGTAGGCCAGCTCGAGCATGTCCTCGTGGCCCTCGCCGGCCGCGAGCTGCAGCTCCTTCACCAGCGACGCCAGCGTGGACTCCGCCGCGGTGAGCGCGTCACCCGAGAGGTTCACCATCTGGCCGAGCTGGTACTGCGGCGGGATCTGCGCCGTGCTGAAGAACGTCGTCAGGAACGAGTCGTACACCGCGACGTACCGCTCGAGGTTGGACTCCGCCAGGTCGAACACCTTCGTGTCCGCTCCGGGAAACGCCATGATGCGGTCGACACCGGCACGCCCCGGCGACGAGATGAGGGGCTGCATGAGCCCGTTCCCATCGAGGGCCGGCGTGCCGTCGGGGTTCGTCTTGTAGAGAACGTTCCCGTCCTTGTCGACCACACGAGGATCGAACCCGACGACGATCTTCTGCCGGAAGGCCGCGAACTGCATCGCCAACAGCGTGTTGAACCGGATCGTGTTCAGCGAGTCCTGCTGGGGCATCAGCGGGTCGACCGCCGACCACGGGTTGCCGTCGGAGTCGGGGTGCAGGTCGTAGAGCGCGAACGGCACCCTGCGCATCGGGTGCATGCTCTCCGCCGTCTTCTTCCACTCGCCACCGCCCGCCCCGCGCTCGAACCGGACCATCGACTCGGCGTCGTAGACGATGCCGACCTCGCGCTGGCGAGTGACCGAGGCGGGGAGGATAAGCCCGTTCGACGCCCGATCGGTGACCGTGTAGATCTTCACCGCGTACTCGGGCGTGAACGGGTCGTCCGGGTCCATCTGCACGTGCACGCGCTCGTACGATTCCGGGCGAACGATCGGGCGAGCCCTGTCGGCCTTGTTCACCCACACCGAGGCGATGCCTCGCCCGTGGGTCATCATCGAGCGGTAGACGAGGTCCTGGCGCGTGTCGAACTTGTTCGCCTGCCAGGCGCCCGTCCAGAGGTTCGACTCCTCCTCGTCGCTCAGGCTCGTCTTGATCGAGTCCGCCCGCATGCGCTGCGTCGGCGCCCCCACGGCGATGCCGAGGAAGTTCGCCGGCGCCTGGTGCCGCAGGTCGTCGTACTCGGCGTTTACCCCGTAGGGCGCGAACGGGAGATCCTGGTCGCCGTGCACGTACGCCTCGCGGCGCTTCACCTGCTTCTGCCTCCCGGCGAGCTCGGACCGGCCGAGGTCGAGCCGGTCGCGCGCGACAGCCTCGGTCATGATCGCCACGAGGGCTCCTCTCAGTTGAAGCCGTAGAACGTCGTCGAGACGGCCGGCCGCTTGCGCTTCGCGAGGTCGTCGCCCGCGATCGCGTCGTTCACCGCCTCGTGGGCGAGGGTGGACGCCATGACGGCGTCGATCTTCTGCGTGTGCGACGCCTTGCCGAGGATGTAGGTCTTCCCCGTCCGGCCCCGCATGACGGCGTTCCCCAGGTGCGTGTCCACCGTCTTGTCGGCGTCGTGGGTCAGGCCCGACTGCGCGTCGACGATGTCGTTCCGGAACCGCTCGAGTGACTCGTGCATCGGCTTGATGCGGTACGTCGCCCACTCGATGACGCGCTTGTCGCCGTACTTGCCCTGCAGCGCCGACACCTGCGACTCCCACCCCGGAGGGTCGAGGTACGCACGCACGACGTCGTAGCTGGCGAAGATGTGCTCGAATGCGGCCATGACGTCGTCGCGGGGGATACGCCCGTCGTGCTCGGCTGGGTTCCAGATCGTCGGCTGGCCCACCGCGTTCACCGGCGTGAACTGGTGGAAGTCGAACGTCTCGAGGCGGATCGCGGTCCAGTCGTCGACATCGGACCCGTCGAACCCGAGGCACACCGGCTCTGACAGGGGTCGGTCGCGAACGGCGAGCTTCGCGTCCCACGCGGCCAGGGCCGTGTCGGCGAGCCAGGCGCCCGTGCCCGTCACGACGCGGTTGCCGAAGAAGCGTTCGGCCTGCGCCGGATCGCGCTCGAGCAGCTCGGACGCCTCAGCCTCGATCGAGTCGATGTTCACCCACGGTGAGCCCTCGTACACGAACGCGTGGATGCGGCGCCGCTCGCGCTTGTCGCGGTACGACAGGTTCGCCGGCGGCTTCCGCCAGAACTTGAACACGTCCTCCGCTGCGGACTCGTAGGTCCGCTGCGCGACGCTGTTCTGCGCCGGGTTCCAAGCGTTCGTCGTCTCCATCGTGCGGCCACCGATGCCAGCGGCGTTGCGCCGCTGGCCCTCGTAGACCTCGACCATCTTGTTCTCGGCCGTGGCGAGGCCCGACTCGTCCTGCAGCGCGAAGCTGATCGGGTTACCGACGCGCGACTGTGCCGACGCCGTCACGCGGTCGATGCGGTCGAGCTCGGGGTCGTCGTTCTGGCCCGCGATCTTGATGAAGTTGCCGCGGGGGAGCAACAGGTCCGACAGCGGACCGAGCGAGATCATCGCGCGCAGCGGCCGCCAGACGTTGTTGACCTGCTCCTCCGAGATGGCCGTCATCTGGATCAGCGGCGACGGGTGGCGGATGCCCATGGGCTCGCCGACGAGGTACTCGTACTCCCAACCGCAGCCGCAGCCGTGGTCCGAGCACGCGTACCCGTCGCCCTTGCCCGCCCAGCCGCCGAAGATCGTCGGGCCGACCGCCTCGAGGGCGACCCCGCCAGCTGACCAGGGGCCCTTGCCGAGCTTCTGCGGGCCGACGATCTGCGACCGGCGGAAGTGGAACGCCTGGTTCAGCAGCGGCGCCTCGGGCACCCACTGGGCGTCCTCGCGGACCCGGTAGTGGTTCGCCGTGCACCAGAACTGCCAGTCGGCCTGCACGAACGCGCGTCCACGCTGGAACCCGTTCGGCACCCGCGCGTGCTGCGCGAGCCACGCGTCCTGAATGTCGCCCAGCGTCGGGAAGTCGACCAGGTACTCGCTCACTGCGCCGCCCGCAGACGACGCACCGGAGCTGCGCCACCCGACGACTTGCTCGACGTCGGGGTCGCCGTCGGCTCGGACCGGATCGCGCCGAGCTCGTCGATCGCCAGCCGCCAGCCGTTCTCCTTCAGCCCGGCCGGAGTCATCCCGATCTGGTCCGCTAGCCGGTGCACCTGCGCCAGGGTCGACGCCGACGCCTCAAGATCCTCCGCACGCACCGCCCACCGCGTGTACTGCCCCACGGCGTAGACACGCCACCGCTCGGCGTTCCACATCGCCGCCTGCGGGGTGCGCCAGAGCACCTTCCACAGAGCACGCTCCCGTGGCGTCGCCGTCGGCAGCGGCCATGCCGGCACACGACCGGTGAAGCCCTCACGGGGCAGCAGCTTGTACGTCAGACCCCGACGCTCACTGGTCAGCGAGTCCGGGTCAGCCTGGGGTCCAGACCGGTTTCGAGCGCCTCCACGGGCCATGCAAGATCACGTCCTCAGCGGCCACGGACCGCGTCAGGGAGGCCCCACCAGGGGAGGGGCCGCAGATGTTTGAACCCCGCGCACTACTGAGAGCCATCCCCGGCGGTCCTGAGGGTCAGGGGTCGAGGGGGGCCCTCCCCACCCCTGGGGGCGGGTGATATGCCGGTGTTTCAGTGGGGGTTGGGGAGGAGTCGTACCCGGTGGATGATGCGTCCTGAGCGAGTGAGTCGGGCATGACCGTGTCGGTCTGTGGCTACCTCCACCACGCGTACGTGTCCTCGTTCGATGGTGAACGGGTGCTGGGCGAGGCGGTACTCCGTGATGGGGAGGTGCTCGCCTGCGTGTGCGCGTGCGACGTAGTCGTAGCCGAGGGCGAGTGCGAGGTCGTACTCCGCTTCGGTGTCACCGAGGCTGGGGTCGTAGGCCATGGGCTGCTCTCCCTGCTGCGTGCCTGTTGCAGGCCTGGTGCTCGGGTCCGGTCCAGGTGGTGCGGTCGTCGGTGTGCCCGAGGTCCCACTCCTGCCCTGCCTTGATGAGACGGCTGCACTTGGCGCATGCGACTGTGCCTCGCGCGACGATGGGTGCCCAGCGTGCACGCTCCCGGTCGTGGCCCCTGTCGTACCCCCGGTCCTGGCGTGACCCCCGGGTCCTGGCCTTGGCCCGGGCGTGAGCCGGGCAGCGGCCTGACTTGTCGACGATGACGGGGCAGCCGTGCTCCGTGCACACCGGCATCAGTCGCCGCCGTGCCACTCGGGTGCCGGCACGAACCCGATGCGGTGTGTCTCGGGCCAGCCGGGCTGCGACTCGATCGCGGTGTCGTTGTCGCGGTGCTCGTGCTGCATCTCACGCTCGGGCTCGGGCCTCGGGGTGCGCGTGATGTCGAGGGTGAAGCGGATGCGCACGCTGCCTCCTGGCCAAGTGGTGCTAGCCGACTGGCTCGCCAGTACGGTGTCGGCATGGATGTCGCTCTCGTGTTTGTAGTCGTCATCGCTCTGATCGCCCTGGTGCTGTACGGGGCACGCGCGCTCATGCCAGGCTCCCATCGGCAGAAGCCAGAGCCAGCCCGCCCGGCGCCCTTGAAGCGGGCCGAGCCAACAACCGCAGATGACCGTGGGTCGTTCGATGACTGGGTCGCGGAGATGGACGCAAAGCACGCGAAGGCAGAGCGGGCCTTTCGGCGGAAGGAACAGGTCACCGAGGACGGCATTGATGAGACGCTGCCAACAATCGACCTACGCGCGCTCGCCTCGCAACGACTCAGGATCGTGGGCGTCGCCAACTACTTGAGCGAGAGGGACCGTGGGGTGTTCGGAGGGGACGAGTACCAGCTGGTGCGTGAGCCGGAGAACCCACATGACGGGAACGCTGTCGCTGTGTACGGGCGGGGGAGGAAGGTCGGCTACCTCAGCGCCGCGAAGGCTGCGAGTCTTGCCCCTCACCTCGACCGGTTAGGTGAGGCCGCCTTCACCGTTGGCGGGACCAGTGTCACGGAGACAAGCACCCGGCTCTGGGTTGACCTGCCGCGGGTGCCAGAGCTGCGCGCCTTCAGGGGCTAGGGGATTCGAGAGGGCCCGCAGGTGCGCCTAGCCGAGAGTCACGGCATGGTGGGCGCCCTTCGCAGACAATGGGGCTCCGTTGACGGGCCCGCTCGAAGTGGGATCGGTGCGCGCACTGCACCCCGGCAGGGGGTGTGCGTCCCTCACGGCCACCGTCCGGTCGTCACACCGGGTTCAGCAGGAGAGGGCGCCGTGCATTGTGCGTGTGGGTGGTGCGGCACCGAAGTGTGATGTCAGGGGGTCCCGATATGTTGAGGTTTCTTACAACGAAGGGAGCCTCGATGGCTACGGAAGACGAATTCAACGACGCGAAGAACGACACGATGGTCGCCCTGCTGAAGAACGTGGAGCGGCTGGCCAACCTTGAGAGCAAGAGCGCAGTGACCTACGACTCGATGATGAAGGCGGCGCTGGCCTTCCGCCATGTCGCGGGGGGCGAACAGCCCGGATAGGAAATCTTGTGCGTGGTCGTGCACGGCTGGGACGTGCACGACCACGCATGGGCCCGGTCGCTTCCGACAGCCGGTGGGCCTGACCGCTCCTCGCGCTAGGGGCGACAGAGGGAGGACTTAACGCCAAACCGCCCGGGCCTAGGGGCTCGGGCGGTCGGGTTCGCTGGCGCCATGCTACTCACATTTGAGAAAGACGCGCAACTACGCGGATCGCGGCGTGGCGTAGGTCCCCTTCCGCTTGACCCGCTTCTCCCTCCACATGGCGAGGAGGTCGTCGACGTGCACGTACACGCTGCCGTCGACGGTGTAGGTGGCGAGGCCGTCGCGGACGTAGTTGTCGAGGGTCCGCATCGTCATGTCGAGCTCGACGACGGCCTTGCGCTTCGTCCACCATTCGGACTTCGGGTCGGCGTGCTCCTCGCGCAGCTCGTGCATCAGCTCCCGGACCCGGCCCGCCTTGATGAACGCGGCCGCCGCCTCGGTGTGGCCGCAGAACGAGCACGACAGCACGAACCCGTCCACGCCGGCGTCGTCGGGCCAGTGGGCGCCGAAGGTGAACCGGTCGCAGATCGGGCACGCCCGGTCGAGGACACCGCGGGGTGCGCGGGGTGCGGTGGGGTACTTCGCCCACAGGTCGCGCAGCATCCCGTTGACGTCGTCGAAGTACACCTCGCCGGCCTCGTGGTGGGTGATGAGGTCGTGCCGGACCAGCAGCCACGTCGTGACCTGCTCGAGCAGCTTCGTGGCGCCGGCCGACGTCGTCTCGGCGCGGAACCCTGCGGCCTCGCCCTCGCGGGCCCAGTGCACGAGGACAGCCGACGGGGGCTGCACCTGGTAGGTGCCAGCCCAGTAGTTGACCCAGTACGTGAGGCGGGCGAAGACGTCGTCGGTGTCGTCGACGGCGTCGGCCCGCATCGGGAGGGGCGCGGTCTTGGACGCGGCGCGGGGCATGCCGTCCTGGGCGCCGCTGAGGCCGGGGACCATGAGGGCGCGGACGTAGCCGACGAGGGCGGGGGCCTCGAGGAGTCGGCGTCGGGCGCGGGCAGCGGCGAGGTGCAGCAGGTCCTCGGCTGTGGGGTCGGTCAGGGTGTTGAGCTCGGTCACGAGCAATCCTCCTTCGAGTCTGCGCCCCGGCCGTCGTAGTAGGCGGCGAGACGTGCCTGCACTTCCGGGGTGCGCGGGACGAACGGCCCGAGCACCGCGGTGAGCTTCGCGAAGGCGTCGGCTGCCTGGGCTGTGGTGAGGCCGGCGGAGGTGATGGCACCGACGGCCGCGAAGTTAGTGCGGCGCAGGCGCTGCCAGGGGGCAAGGCGCCGACGGCGGTCGCCTCGCACCTTCATGCGGGGGTAGTGCTCGGGGGTGCGGGCCATGGTGCCCATGTCAGTTCTCCTCGGTGGTGTCGAAGTCGCCGCGCTCGAGGCGGGCGGCCAGGCCGTCGTAGATGGAAGCCACGAGCGGGGTGCGATGGTTGGAACGGGTGCGGAGCCACGCCACGAGGGCGGCACGGTCGAGGGGCTTCGCGCGGGTCCCCCGCTTGTCACCCATCAGCTGCTCACCTCGCACGTCGCAGCGGTGCGATAAGGGTTGTCGTCCTCGTAGTGCTCCGCTTGCCACTCGAGCTCGTCGAGCGTGCCGTGCACCACGCGCGCGACGCCCTCGGACCACGCCCGCGCCGCCACCGCCTTGTCGCGAGCCTCGAGGGCGCCCGGACGAAGCAGCTCGTACCGATCTGGATAGAGAGCGTCGAGGATGGCCACTCGGTCGGTGAAGTACCGGTAGACGATGCCGATGCTGACTCCGGCGGCCTGGGCGACGTCGGCCGTGGTGAAGCGGTCGAACCCGTCGCGGGCGATCATCTGGTCGGCGGCGGTCAGCATGCTGCGGACCGTGCGGACGGCGCGCTCCTGACGGGGCGTGAGCGGCAGGCGGTCGATCGCTTCGTCGTAACGATCGCGCACGGCGACGTCGTGCTCGATGACGGCGCCCATCAGAACGGCGTCTCGTCGTTGTAGCTGGTGCTCGGCGCGCCCCAGGCGTTCTGAGCGCCGCCGGTTCCCGGCTGTGCCGTGGCCCAGGGCTCCTGAGGAGCCTGCGCCGCCTGGCGCGAGCCCGACTGACCACCCTGCCCACTCGACGACGCCCGCGTAACCTGGGCGGTCGCGTAGCGCAGCGAGGGACCGATCTCGTCGATCTCGAGCTCCATGCTCGTGCGCTTCTCGCCCTCCTTCGTCTCGTATGAGCGCTGCTTCAGGCGGCCTTGAGCGATGACTCGGGCGCCCTTCGTGAGGCTCGACGAGACGTGCTCGCCGAACTCGCCCCACACCGACGCGCGCAAGAACAGCGCTTCGCCGTCCTTCCACTCGTTCGACGCCCTGTCGAAGGTGCGCGGGGTGCTCGCAATCGTGAAGTTCGACACGGCCTTGCCGTTCTGCGTGTACCGCAGCTCGGGGTCGGACGTGAGGTTGCCCACGACGGTGATGACTGTTTCGTTCGCCATGATGTTCTGCTTCCTGACTCAGAGAGCCGGTTGGGTGGTGTCGTTGTCGTGCTGGTGGTCGGCCGCGATGCTCTGCGCTCGCAGCGTCTCGCGGGCGTCGAGGGCCGCGGCGAACAGGGTCCGCCCGTACTCCTCGGCCTCGTCGATCGAGAGGGACTGGCGGCCGCCGTCGACCGTGACGGTCACGCCTCCGTCGTCGTCGCCCCAGGCGTCAGCGATCTCGACGTCGCGGGTCCGTGTGATGCCCATCAGTCGTCGCTCCGGCCAAAGCGCATGCCGACCCAGCCGTCCTCGAGGACGAACCGGCCGATGACCTCCGTACCGTCGTCGGGCCGGGTGACTTCGATGCTGTTGACCAGCTCGGCCCGGGCCCGGTACTCGGCGTCCCGGTCGAGCAGCAGCCGTTCCCACTCGCGCAGTGACTTGGCGATGCGCTCGAGGTCCTCGGCGGTGAATGGTGTGCTGTGCATGTCGTCCTCTCAGATGTCCAGTTGGGTGGACCCGAACGGGTCCCAGGTCTTGTCACGCAGCCGTGCGAACTGGCCCTGCCAGTCGAGGACGACAGTCCCCATCTCGCCGTGCCGGTTCTTCGCCACGACGACCTCGAGGTCGCCCGGCTTCTTCGCCCGGTCGTACGACAGCAGCAGCACCACGTCGGCGTCCTGCTCGATCGCGCCCGACTCCCGCAGGTCCGTCAGCTGCGGCGTCCGCGACGTCCGCCCCTGAGGCGGCCGCGACAGCTGCGACAGGGCGATCACCGGCACCTGCAGCTGCTTCGCGAGCTTCTTCAACCCCCGGCTGAACTCCGCCACGTCCTGCTGCCGGTTCTCCTTCCCGCCGCCCTCGATGAGCTGCAGGTAGTCGATGACGACGCCGGCGAGCTTCCCCTTCCGCGCCACCGACCGCACGAACGACCGGATCTGAGTCAGCGTCGAGATGTCGTCGCCGATGTAGATCGGGGCCTCCTGGAACCGCTGGCGGGCGATCTTCACCCGGCCCCACTGCTCGTCGTTCAGCGACCGGTTCCGCAGCGACTTCATGTGGACCTCGCCGTACTGCGCGATTAGTCGGATCTGCAGCTCGTCTTCGCCCATCTCGAGGCTGATGAACGCCACCAGGCCCTCGTGAGCGAGCCGCGTCGCGCACTGCAGCCCGACGATCGTCTTGCCCTCACCAGGCCGGGCGCCGACGATGACGAGGTTCCCGGCCGCGAGCCCGCCGATCAGCTTGTCGAGAGACGGCCAGGGGGTCGGGACGTACTCGGGCTTCTCGTCGAGTCGGTCGATCAGCGCGTCGATGGTCGACCCGACGGCGTGCACGTCGACGCGGGCGCCGGCCGCGACGCCCTCGACCTCGGCTCGGGCCAGGTCGGCGAGCTCGAACGCGTCACCCTCGATCGACTGCCCCATCTGCGCGACCTTCAGCCCGGCGATCGCCAGACGTCGTCGTAGCGACCGGTCCTTCACGATGTCGACGTAGTAGCCGACGTTCGCCGCCGTCGTCGGGGCGCCCTGCAGCACGTGCAGGTACTCGACGCCGCCGGCCTTGTCGAGTTCGCCGGCGCGGCCGAGCTCGTCCATGAGGGTGATCGGGTCGATCGGCTGGTTCTGGTGCGCAAGACGCGCAGCCGCGGTCACGATGACCTCGTGCTTCGGCAGGTAGAAATCCGACGGCACGAGGCCGTCCAGCACCTCCCAAATGGCCTTCGGCGACAGCATCATCGAGCCGACCACGTACTGCTCCGCGCCGACATCGTGCTGCGGGCCTCGCTCCTGCTCAGCCACGAGACACCGCCAGAACCCACTCGTAGTCATGCTGGTTGGCGTCGTACTCGTCGACCGTGACGTTGTGCGCCTTGCACCACGCCGCCTTCTGCTCGGCGAGCAGCTCGTCCGTGGCGCTCGGCAGCACGCCCAGCTCGCGGTGAGCCTGCACACGCTCGAGGACGTCCGACGGCATCACCTTGCGCCACTCCTCGCGGTAGTGCTCCCGCACCGCGCCCATGACGGACTCGTAGCCGAGATGGCCGACGAGCTCATGCCAGACCTCGACGGTCAGCTCGTTCAGCGTTCGGCCGTCCAGGCCCTGCAGCCAGAACACCAGCTGCGCCGTCTCGAACTTCTCCATGTCCCTGTGCCTCTCGTCGGTACTTCTCGATCAGGGCCAGGCCCTGCTGCTGCTGCTGTTGCCCGCGATCGCCGGTGCGGGGTGGAAGCGGGTCGTCGTCCCACCGGCCTGCGTTGAGCCACGTCGCCGGGTGCGGGATGAACTGCGCCTGCTCCTTCGGCGGCAGGTTCGGGTCGGCGGCGAACCGCTTCGCACCGGCGACGATGACCTCGGCCGTCGCGACCCTGACGGCCTTCGCGAACGCCTTCTCCGCCGCCGCCCGGCCCACGTGTCGCGGGTAGGCCGCGTAGAAGGACTCGAACGACCCAGCGCCGCTCACGACCACCTCGTCCCGGCTCACCCCCGCAGGGGGTAGGGGGATCTTCTTCAGGGGTTCTTCTTCACTGGGTTCTTCTTCCTCGGCACGTGGTGCCGTTACCTGACGGCACGTGGTGCCGTTACCTACGTCGCCCCGTGCCGTTGGGCTCAGACCGGTAACGGCACCGTGTGCTGTTACCTCGCCGCCGTTCGGGTGCAGCGTGTAGCTGTTGCTCGTCCGGCCCCCGCGGCCGTTCCGCCGCACTGACGCGACGACGCCGAGCGCGCGCAGCTCGTCGAGGGCGTGCTGCACCTTCCGGGCGCTACACCGGGCTTCGGCGGCGAGCGTCTCGTGCGAGGGGTAGATGCCGCCGCGGCCGCTGTGGGAGGCGAGGGCCGCGTAAACGGCGATCGCGTAAGGGCTGATCGTGGTGTCGCGGATCATCCAGTTGGGAACGGCCGCGAAGCCGGGGGTGTCTGGCGTGCCACTGTCGGTCATCGCCATGGTGTTGTCTCCTTCGGTGCTGGTGCCCACCGGCCGTCGTCGTCCAGGAGGACGAGGCCGTGCACGGCGTGCTGGATCGGTGTTGCTGCCGGGTCGGCGAAGCCCGAGATCTTGATGCCCCGCCGCAGCGCCTCGGCCTGCAGGTCCGCCTCGGCCTCGATACGACCGTTCAGGATGCTGTCGAGCCACACGACGTTCGACAGGCGGTGCTTGTCACGACGCCCGCCGACGCCGCCCTGCCGGTGCTGCGGGACGAGCCGGTCTGACTCCTGCCCCGTCCACGCGCACCGGCGGCCGTCACGGGCCTCGAGCGCAACAAGGACGGGGCGAGGCGTCTGCAAGCTCATCGCGTCGTCGCCCCCTTCGACGGCCGGCCGTAGTTGCTGGTCTTCGGCAGGCGCAGCTTTCGGCGGTAGCTGCCGACTCGCTGATTGCTGATCCCCAGGGCCAGGCCGATCTGCACGTCGCTTTTGCCTTGCGAGTGCAGGTGCCGAAGGGCCTGCTCCTGGCCCTCGGTCAGTCCCCATCGCGACGACCGGACGACGACGACTGGTTCAGGAGCGGGCGGGACCTCACCGGCGAGCTGGCGGCGCACGATCTCGCGGACGAGCGACGGCACGGTCGTGTTGTGCTCTTTCGCCAGTTGGTGGAGGTGACGCCACTGGCCGTTCGGCAGCCACGTCTTCACCTCGACGTCGAACTCGCCGCTCATGCCGCCCACTCCCGCAGCACGCCCTCGATGTCGGCCACAAGAGCTACGCTCTGATATCCGACATAGCTAGGAGCAAAATCATGCAGAAGTTCACCTACGCCGGCGTCAGCATGCACGTCGCCAACTCGATCGCCCGCGAGCTGCACAACTGGCTCGTCATGCTGAACATCAAGGACCAACCTGGCGACTACGGCGTTCCCGGCTACAGCATCGGTAGCAACGACGACACGATCGTCCGCTTCTTCTTCGTCCCCCGAACGCCGTGGGTCTTCGAGCCTGCGTTCCCCGCCGCGCCTGATGCTGCCGGGTCGTTCGAGGCGTCTGAAGAACTCGCTGGCTGGGTTCGCGTTGGGATCACGGACTACCCCGAGGTCGAGAGTCAGCTGGGCCGCCTCTACAGCTAGGCCGCTCACGACACGACCGCAATCGCGTCGGCCGAGACGAGCTCGGGCATGTCCGGGTTGTCGAAGAACAGCGCCACGACACCCGGCTGCCGGTGCACGAGCACCCGCAGCACACCCTCGACGAGGTCGCCTTCGGTGTTCGGGACCGTGATCGTCTTCCCGAGCTGGTCGCCCGACAGCGAACCGGCGAACGTCTCTCTCTTGTCAGCCATGACGGCCTACCTCTCTTCGGGCACGTGGCCCGATGCGCCGAATCGACTCGCAGCGCGGTCGTCGGCCCTGTCAGTGCGGTGGTTGTCCATCGCCGCAGCGAAGGTGTCGAGCAGCTTCCGCAACCACTGCTCCCGCTTCTCCTGCACCAGCTCGTTCAGCCGTGCCGTGTCGTACGCGTCCGACGCCTCAGCCATCTGCTGAGCCAGGGCACGCGTGACCTTGTCGGGACCGGCGACGAGCCGGACCGTCTCGCGGGCGAGGATGCGCTCCGTCTGGTGCTTCGCCTTCGCGTAGTCCTCACCCGCCTGCCGCAGCGCCTGCGCGACCTCGAACCGCATCGCGACGAGCTGCGCCCCGTACGACCCGCCGAGGGTCCGCCAGATGGCGTCGACGAGAGCCACGTGCAGGACGTCGTCCTTCGACGGGTGGTGGATGCCGACCGTGCGGAGCACGTGTGCGACGCGGGGGTCGAGGCCGCCCTCCTCGACGACCTCACCCGTGGCCCCGTCGACGCTTTTCACGGACGCTTCCCCGAGCGGTACGGGTTCTCGTACAGCGGGGCTGTCGCGTAGCCGACGGCGAACTCGGCGCCCTCGTCCCACGCCTGTTCGATGCGGCCGCGGAGACGGCGCACCTCGGCGATGAGGGCGGGCACGTCCCGCTGCGATCGCACGAGTGCCTGCTGCAGGTCGGCCGCGACGTGGTGCGATGGGCCTACACGCTCGGCCCACCTCTCGCGCATGGTGACGACGTTCGCCTGGTTGGCGACCACCGTGTCGAGGTTGAGGTCAGCCACGGTCGTCACCACCCGTCAGCGGCGCCTCGGGCTCCATGCCCTCGAGCGGCGGCGTCTCCTCCTCACCCGGACGCACCTCCTCGCCCTGCGGGATCGGCGCCACCGGCCAGTCCGACGTACCCGCGTCCGGCGCGGCCCACGCCTTCTCCGGCTCCGGCGACGGCTCGGCGGCGCGCTGCTCGAACGCGATCGCCAGCTCACCCATCCGGTCGCGCAGCTTCTGGCTGCGCTCGTGCGGCGGGATCTGCCCCCACAACGCGTTCAGGTCGTCTTTCGACGTAGCCTGTCCGGCCTCGGCCAGCCAGTCGCGGCCCGAGGGCACCGCTGCGGCCTGAGCCTCCGCATCCGGCGCGGCCTCCTTGTCGACCACGACGTCGGCGTGCGTGCGGATGCCCAGCTGCGCCTGCGTCGAGATCCCGAGCCGGTCCCACAGCGTCTCCACCGTGAAGCCCGGTGCCGGCGTCGGCTTCTCGATCTGGATGCGCGCCGACTTCGCCTTCGTCATCAGGAAGTGACCGCGCTCGTGCATCTCGATCAGCACGCCGACGTCGAACGGCAGGGACTTGTGGCCCTGGACCTTCCAGACCTTCTCGTTGGTCGGCTGGCCGTTCTCCATGACCATGACCTGCTCGAGGCGCGCGGTCAGGATCGCCGGGCCCCGGTGCGAGCGCACGGCGTCCATGACGTCCTTCCACTGCTGCGCGGCCACGTTCCACAGGTCCGCCGACACCGTGTAGTCGCCGTTCGAGTTCTTCCGGCCCTTCGCCCGGCGGTTCGCCACGGCCTGCGCGTTGTCCGTCAGCTGGTTCCACAGCCGCGTCATCGAGTCGACGACGAGCAGCGTCGGCCGGTCGTCCATCGGCTCGGCCGCAGCGGCACGCACCGCGGCGAGGATGCCCTGGTACGAGCCGTCGTGCTCGACGATCTCGAACCGGGCGCCGGGGATGACGCCGTACTCGTCGGGGTCGTCCTCCCCGATACCGATCCACAGGGTGCGGCCGACGAGCTCGGATGCAGACGCCATGGCGGCGGCCCAGCTCTTGCCGGCACCCTCGCGGCCCGCGAGGAGCACCATTGGCCACGACGGGAGGCCGGTCGGCTTCCTGGTCTTCAGTGCGGTCACGCCTTCATCTCCTTGTTCTTGACGGCCGTGACCGTCAGGGACTCCTTCACCGGCACCTGGCGGACCTCGCCCGGCACGGTGGTCGTGTACTTCTCGGCCAGCTCGTTCCATGCGCCCTCGGCCAACAGGGCACGGTTCAGCGCCGCATCGACGGCGTCGGATGCCTCGTCGAACTCGCGAGCGACTTCGGGGTGGGCCGCACGCAGCGACGCCTCGTCGACCTCCGACACCGGGTCGCCCGCGACGTCAGCCGTGCCGCCCGCCCGCCACGTGATGCGCGCCAGCGGCGACTCCTGCGACAGCTCGTCGTGCTGCGACCGCAGCGCCTCCTGCAGCTGCTTCCACGTCTGCTCCTTCGCCCGCTTCGCCGACGACTCCTCCTCGCGGAACCGCAGCAGGTTGACCGCGAGGGTGTCGAGCTCGTCGTCGTACTGGACGACCTCGCCCGCCGTCGCCGCGTCGAACGCCACCAGGAACCCGACGGCGATCGCCTCGAGCTCCCTCGCCAGCGCCTCGTCGTACTCGAGCCACTCCATGACGGGCACGAGCCCCACCGGCTCCGGCTCCCACGCGCCGTTCTCGCGCTCGAGGAACATGTCGTCGTGGACCTCCCACGCGTACAGGCAGCGCCGCGCACCCGTGACGCGCATGACCCACGTCATCTGCGCCCGGTAGCCCTTCTTCGCCTCCGCCGTCGAGCCGAGCGGGATCTCGTACTTCGACGTCTTGATCTCCGACACGACCAGCTGGCCGTGCACGACGCCGAGGCCGTCGGGCGAGCCCAGGAACCGGCTGTTGTCGGCCGCGTGGAACACCCGCGACTCGGGCAGCAGCGTCGGGTAGATCGACTCGATCGTCGCCGCGATGACCGGCTCCCGGGTCTTGCCCCAGACGACGTAGTTGCCCGTCAGTTCCGGCTCGGGGCCGGCGAGCTTCTTCGCGATCAGGCCGGCGACGCTGATGCGGCGCAGGTAGAGGTCGCGGACCTCCGTCGCCGTGATGCCCTGGGCGCGCTCGAGCAGCCACGCGAGTCGGTCACGGTCCGACGCTCCGGCGCGCGCCTCGAGGTCGTTCAGCACGTCCACCGCGGCGCTCACGCGGCACCGTCCTCGGCCTCGACGTCGGGCAGATCGAGAGCCGTCTCGCCCGTCCGCACCTGGTACGCCGACTGCTGCAGACCCTTCGCCTGCTCGAGCGCCTCCGGCGACAGGATCGGCTCGATGTGCGTCATCTTGACGACGGGGTAGTCCTCGCCGGACTCCATGTCCTGCGTCTTCTTCGTCACCTTGAACGTGACGATCGCGGTCATGCGATCCGCGTCCGTGAAGCCCAGCAGCTCGTTCTCGACCGCGTCGAGGCCGTTGTACTCGTCCTTCACCTTGCCGTTGTTGCGTTGCACGCTCATGCCGTTGCTCCTTCATCGGTCGGCCAGGACACGGCGTCCATGGCCTCGGTCTGCTTCTTCGTGATCTCGCCGTCGATCGGCGAGTCGAGGTGGCGCAGCCCCATCAGGGCGAGCGCCAGGGCATCCGCGACGTTGTCGTCGGGGATGGGTACGTGGGGGAAGGCCGACTTCATCGCCGTCTTCACGGCGGCCTTGTCGGCGTTCCCGTTCCCTGTCGCGTACTTCGCGCGGGTCTTCGGGCCGACCTCGGCGACGTCGGCCCGGGCGAGTAGCTGATCGACGACGAACCAGTAGAGGCCGACACGGTCGTTGTGGCTCCCGTACTGCGATCGCGCCGATGGGGACTCGATGACGAACAGGTCCACCCGCTCGGGCAGGGTCGCGAGGATGCGCGACAGGGCCGTGCGGGCGCGGCGCCGGCGGGCCCGCAGCGTCGACGTGGCCGGCTTGCTGGTCTTCGCCCGGTTGGTGACGACGCCGCCCCAGTCGTCTGCGATCACGACGCCCGTGCACGACAGCGACGGGTCGATGCCGACGACGATCACGAGCGTGCGTCGATCTGCACCCAGGACCACGACGCGGCGATGAGGCCGCGGTGCCGGCATCGGACGCACGTCTGGATCTTCGAGTTCCGCTGCCAGCCGTCGGCGCAGCGCGAGCAGCAGTACGACGCGAGGCTGCAGGTGCGGCACACCATCGCGACGGTGGCGGCGAACACGCACTGCTCTCGGTCGTTCGGACCCGTGTAGAGCCTGAGGATGGACTCGCACTGAGGCCTGTACGCGAAGTCGAGGTGAGCGATCTTGGAGCGTTCGAGCGCGGCCGCTAGCTGGGCGCGCTTCTTCTCGGCGGGGGTCACCGGTCGCCCCTTTGCGTGTCAGCCAGGGCGTCTCGCCAGAGCGCCCACACCGCGGCCAGGCCGAAGACCCACACCAGGGCCAGGAGCCCGTCGCCGTGCGTGACGCCGACGAGGAGTCGGAACAGCCCGGCGACGATCGCCGCGAGCCCGCAGAGCAGCGCGACCAGCTTGAGGCGGCTCACGACGCCACCGCCGGCCGGTAGACCTCGTGCACGATGGCGTCGACGGCCTCGTTCGTCGACCGCAGGGTGTCGGCGTACTCGGCCGGGATCAGGCGCTGACCGCCGCGACCCCGGATGGCTTCGGCCGAACGGCCCAGCTCCTCGGTGACGGGAGTCATTTTTGAGCGCACTTCGCTCAAGATGTCTTGCTGCATGGGATGCCCCTAGTGGGTGAAGGCCAGGCCGCGGGGTCGGAACCGCGGGGGGCCGGGATGGTGTGATGGGGGAGAGCTACGCCGTCTTGGCGAACTGCTGCACGGCCTCGCGGGCCGGGTCGGGGGTGCCGTCGAGCCAGTGGTCGATCGAGTCCTCACGGATTGACCACGAGCCGCCCTTGACGCGCTGGGTGGCGAACAGGTCGCCGAGCTGGCACGCCTTCAGCACGGTGTCGGGGTGCTTCCGCGCGAGCGCGGCCGCTTCCTTGACCGTGAGACGGGCGCTCACGACGCCACCTGGTGCAGCGTCGGCACGAGGCGGTCGACGGTGAACAGCGCGTCGAGGGGGACCGAGGGGAAGGCGAGCTTCATGCGGGCCATGAACGCGTTCGACGGGAACCCGCCGGACAGCACTCGGTAGAGGGTCGTTCGGTCGACGCCGAGGGTGCGGGCGAGGTCGGAGTCCGACGTCAGCTCGTGAGCCCGGCGCAGCTCGTTGAGCTTGTCGACGTTCAGCACCAGCTGGCCCGCCGGGGCCCGTGTTGCGTTGGTGGAGAGGTTCTTCATGCGAGGAACACTACCCCCCGTTTGCGTGCACGCAACAGGTTTACACGGGTGAAACCCGGCGTGTCGGGGCGTAGGCCTGGTTTTCCGGGTCTGCGCGGGCGTAAATATGTTGCGCGCGTGCATCATTGTGAGTAGCGTCTTCACCCGTGAACGCAAAGACCTGGGCCGACTTCCTCACTGCAGTCGCAGGACCCAATGCCCCCACCTCCAACCAGTCCGAGATCGCCCGCGTCGCAGGCGTCTCGACGGCGACAGTGAGCCGCTGGGTGTCGGGGGATAGCCGCCCTAAGGCCGAGCAGGTCATCGGCGTCGCTCGCGCCTACAACGTGAGCCCGCTGCACGCGCTCGTCGCCGCCGGCTACCTCGAGCAGGCCGAAGTCGAGGGCGAGGTCGAAATCCCGCGCGCCCTAGCGATCGCCGACTACACCGAGCTGGAACTCGCGCAGGAGATGCTGCGCCGCATCGACCGCGGCCAGGGCGCGCTCCTGCAGCAGCCCGTCGACGTCGACCACCCCGCGTGGTCCGTTGTCGGTGGCGCCGCACAAGATGACATCGAGTCACTGCCCAACGCCGCCAAGAGCGACGCCCGCGAAGTCGAGGAGGACGACCACACACCGTGAGCCAGTACGTACCGCGAGAGCACGCGGCGGAATTGGGGGTTCCGATCATCGACTACCCGCTCCGCGCGGACTTCGGCCGGTACGTCCCCCAGCTCGGCGCCATCCTCATCAAGCCCCGCATGCGCGCCGCCCTCGAGCGCTCCGTCATCGCCCACGAGCTCGTCCATGCCGAGCGCCACGAGTGCGCGACAGGCATCCCGCTCCTCGACCTCCGCATGGAACGCAATGCCGACCGCGTCGCGTCTCTCCGCCTCATCGACGAGGACGAGCTGCTCGACCTCATGCGCTGGTCCGCAGATCCCGGCCGGTGGGCAGTCGAGCTGAGTGTGACCGCCGACCTGCTCGAGGCGCGCGTCTCGCAGCTTGACCGCCCCGAGCGGGCGGCCGGCTGATGGCCTGGACCGAGAAGAAGCCGTCCGGCAACTGGCAGGGCCTTTACCGCGACCCGCAGGGCAAGCGCCGCAGCGTCGGCACCTTCCGACGCAAGCCCGAAGCCATGCGCGCCGCCGCGACCGCCGAGGACGAGTCCCGCAAGATCGGCTGGCGCGACCCCTCCGCGTCGCTCGAGACGTGGGGCTCCTGGTGCACGGCCTGGTGGCCCACCCGCACCGTGGCCTCAGGCACACTCGCCCGCGACCTCTCGCCACTGAAGGTCCACATCAGGCCCCGGTGGGACACCGTGCCCCTGGCCGACATCACGCGCCACGACGTGAACGCCTGGGTCGCCGACCTGCTGCGCACCGAGTCGGGCCGCACCGCGAAGACTCCGACCGGCACGACGAAGCTCACGCTCTCGGGCGCCTCCGTCCGGCGCATCGTGGCCCTGTTCTCTGCCTCGCTGACCGCCGCCGTCGACGCCGAGATCCTCAAAGCGAACCCCGCGGCAGGCGTCCGCCTCCCCAGCGCTGCGCCCGGAGGCGATCGCTTCCTCACCCGCGACGAGTACGCCGCCGTCGCCGCGCAGCTCGAGCCCGAGGACCGCGCCATCGCCGACTTCCTCGTCGGCACCGGCGCCCGATGGGGCGAGATGGCCGGCCTCCACGCACACCGCGTCGACAATGGCCGCGGCATCGTCGCGATCGTCGAGACGTGGGACTCGAAGATGGACACCGTCAAGCCGTACCCGAAGGGCAAGGAGCGCCGCGAGGTGCCCCTGCCCGACTGGGTGCTCATCCCGTCGACGACGTCGCGCATGGCGCTGGTGTTCTCGCAGCCCGGGAAGATGCTCGACATCGACGGCTGGCGGAAGAACACCTGGAACCCCGCCGTCGAGCGTGCCGACGTTGGCCACGTCCGCATCCATGACCTGCGCCACACCTACGCGTCGTGGCTCCTGCAGGCCGGGGTTAGTCTCGCCGACGTCGGCAAGCTCCTCGGACACAAGTCGTGGACCACGACCATGCGGTACGCCCACCTCGCCGAGACGCCGAACGCCCACGTCCTGTCGGCTCTAAGCCGCCCCGGCGGAGGGCAACCGGAGGGCACCGGCCGCCATGCAGGGACCCGGCTGCACCTGGTCACACCCGGACGGACCGCCTAGATTCCGCGGATCGACCCGGCGAAACCTGCCACGACCCGGCACGACCCGGAACGGTGGTCGCTCTCGTAATGAGAAGGTCATCAGTTCGATTCTGATAAGCGGCTCCCTCAGAGGCCCGGATCTACAACGATCTGGGCCTCTCGCCATTCCCGGGCCCGCTGTCGCGGAGGGCATTCAGAGGGCAGCGGCCCTCGACGGTGGGCTACCGCTCAGCCCCCGTGCCGTCGTACGATCACCGCATGAGAGCACTCCAAGTCGTCGGCGTCTTCTGCCTCATCCTCGCGGGCTTGGCCCTCGTCATCGCGATCACCGGAGGCTCGTACCTGTTCGGCGCCGCAGCGATCACCCTCGGCCTCGTCGGCGGGTTCTCGCTCTACACGCTCGCGCAGAAGGAGATCGCGCAGTCGCGTACGAAGGCCACACCGGAGAGCTGAGCGCTCCGTAGAGACGACAGAAGACCCCCACCCAGGCACAGAGCCGGGCGGGGGTCTTTTCATGCGCGAGGGCCGATGTCAGCGGCGGTGGCTACGGTTTCGGTCATGGCCGAGCAACCCGACAAGCGCCCAAAGGAAGCTCAGGACGAGGCCGCCGGAACGAACGTGACCGAGCGCTATCGGCACGGCCGCTACTGGCTGGGAGCTCTTGCGATGATCCGGCAGCCCTCGTCGTTCGTCATCCGCCGCGATGGGTCGTCTCTTGTTCAGGGCAGCGTGTGGCGAGACTCGCACCTGGGGTGGATGACGGTCGATGAGCGAACGGACACCGAGCATCGAGATGCCGGTCCGGGTGAATGTTTGAGGTGGTGGGCGCTGAGGCAAGACGAGAAGCCTGGCCCGTAAGTGCAGTGAATCGCTAGAGCGACTAGCAAAGCATGACGGTCGGTTGCTGATGTCGTGAGGCCCTGAGAGAATGGCTCTGTGGAGCAGGACAACCTCGAGTCGGATCGGGCGTCCTGGTCTGTGTGTGCCATTGCTGGTCGGCAGCCCGTCATCAGCATGCGCTTGCAAGACAACGCAGGCAGGAACGTGCTCATCCGCGTGCAGATGAGTGCCCCAGCTATCGCCGAGCTCGCTCAGATCATCAGTGACTTCGGCCAGGTAGATCCTCAAAGCGCCTAGCGACTTGTGCGGTGCGTGCACGTTTTTCCACGAATGACTAGGTGCCGCGGTGATGTGCGCCTATGGTGGGCGCGTCGGCCCTAGACCCCGCCAGGCATGGGGTGGCTTGCCTTACCGGGCAAGTCGCCCTCTTATCGAAAGCCGGCACCATGCAGTACCAGTCAGCTCTGGCTCGTCAGTTCCGAAGTCTCGACTTGGTCGACTACGGGGACTTCCAAGACGGCGAGGTGCAAGGCACCCTTGGCCACGTCGCCCCTTGGGACCGGGAGGACCGGGTCGCTCTTGTCGGTCCCCTCACCTGGGACGAACCCGACTACCGAGACTGATACATATCAGACGCGGAATGGTCTAACCTCACCTCATGCCTATTCCTAAGACCGAGGTCGAGACCGGCCCTCGTCGCCTCCTGCGCGACGTCGTCTTCGAGAAGATGCTCGCCGCTATTGTCGACGGCACCCTCGAACCTGGTGAACGCTTGAACGACGACGAACTCGTTAAGTGGCTCGCGGTGTCGCGGACTCCTGTTCGAGAGGCGATCGCACAACTGCACTCGTACGGCCTCGTCGAGATCGAAGCCAACAGGTACACGCGCGTTGCCGAGCGCGATGTCGCTGTGCACGCCGAGGCAGTCCAGCTGCTCGGCGGCCTGCACGACCTCGGCCGCAAGCTGGCCTCGATCAACCTCGACTCAGCGTCTAAGAAGAAGCTGGTGCGGGCCCTGCAGACCGCGAAGAAGCAGATCACGGCTCACGACGTGGCCGGTCCTGCTGCCCTGCTAGACGTGCTCGGTGACCTCACCGCCGCGGCCGGTAACACGCTGTTGACAGCTGCCGAGGGGCCCCTCCGCACTCGTGTCCAGTTCCTCAGCCCCCGGGACGCCGACGCCTACGACTGGGACGCCCTCGTCGCCCAGGCCGACGAGCTCGAGGCCGAGCTGAAGGACTAGCCGGACGCGCGAAAGACCCCCTGCACCCTCCGAATGGAGAGTGCAGGGGGTCGCGTGTCAGTAGACGGTTGAGACTGCGTTGACGCCGGACACTTGCAGGGCGCGAGCGCCCCGGTCGACGGCTTGCTTGGCCTGAGCCGCCGTGCCGACGATGTGGCCGATGATCTTTTTGCTGCCGGCCATCTGCACCAGCTGTGCCCAGGCGGCCTCGCTGGCCCCGTAGTCGAGGCCGAGGTAGTCCCACTTGCCCATGGTTGCCGAGTACAGCGGGTCCGTGGTGGGCTGCCCGTCGGATCGGATGCCGGTGACCGCTTCTTCGTAGGCGTAGCCCCAGGCCTTGCAACCGATGGCGTGGAACTCGTCGGCGATCGCTGTGCCGGTGTGGAAGAACTTGCCCAGCACTCGCTCCTGATAGCGGGGGATCTGCTGCAGGATCGGGTAAAGAGCCTGCCGGCCCGCGGTGTTGATGAGCTTCGGGTCGAACATGAGCGTGTGCGACCCCGACCACTGAGCGATGAAGTCCTCGAGCCGGAGGTACGGCTGCGAGCCGAAGCGCGTGTCGCCCCGGTTGGGGAGATCCTGGACAAGAGCACTGATCTCGGCCCACGTGTGTGCCGAGGCCGTGTAGCCCGACGCGAGGCCCGACGTCGTCCGGTTCAGGGTGGCGTCGTGCAGGCCGAAGAACACGCCATCACTGGTGCGCCCGAGCGAGAACTCCAGCACGTCGACGTGGGCAATCGCCGACTGGACGTAACCGCGAGCGGAGTGTTCCTGGTAGTCGAGCGAGCCGCCGCGGTGCCCCATGGTCCAGACCCTCGTCGTGCGGTCGAGCTCGGGGACGAACGTGCCGCCGTGCACGACCTCGACGCGAGCGATGCCGACGTCCTTCGCGCCGTCCCACGCCTTCATCTTGACGGCGACGATGCTGCCCGTGCCATCGGCGGCCTTGCCGTCGATGAGCGTGACCGGTGCCGGCTCGGCATCGGGCACCGGCTCCCAGACGATCATGACGGAGCCGCGGTTACCAGACGAGTTCGCTGTGCCGTCGCTCTTGAGCCACGTCGAGACAGCGTCGCCGGTCGCACCCGGGGTCGCCATGTCGCGCGTAGCGAGCAGCACCGAGTTGATCGGGTTCGAGCCGGTCTGGATGTACCAGCTGTGCTTCACGAACGGAGACGCGACCGAGATGTTGTCGTAGCTCTCGGTCGCTGCGGTTGCCTCGCCCTGGATGCTGATGGCCAGGCTGTTCGCCACGGTCGTCGTGACACCCGGGGTCGTCTGCACGTTGCCCGTGCTCGTCCGGAGATAGCTACCGGCCAGGCCGCCGAACACGGCAGCGCCGTAGAACAGGTAGGCGCTCGCCGCGCCGGTCGTGTTGAGGGTGAACGTCGCCGTGTTCGAGTCGCCCGACGCCCGGACCTTCCGGTAGACGCCGAGGTAGCGCGTCCCCATCGCTGTGGCGGTGAGCACGGTCGTCCAGCCCGCCGGGACCGTGGACACGCTCGAGGCGCTCGTAAAGATCAGCGCGATGGTCATCTCGTCACCGATGACCGGAGCCGTGGAATCCGTCGGCACAGCGACGTTGATCGTCGCTGTGCCAGCGTTCGTCGTGCCGGCGAAGCCGCGGAACCGTGGGACCGCCGTCATGCGCGCACCAAAACGAGCGTGCCCGCCTTCGTATCAGAGGGCGTCGTCGTCACGCCTGCTGGCAGCAGCAGCACGTTGCCGGTGAGTCCCTGCGGTCCCTGAGCACCGTCCGCGCCGGTGCCCGTGATACCGAGGGCGGACCGGCCGGCAGCTGCATCGGTGGCCTTGAGTACAGAACGGCCGACGGTCGATGCATCGGAGATGTCCGCAGCGGCGGGTGCGTAGTCGCCCCGCTTCGCCGTCGACGACGTCGAACCGAGGCCGAGCGACGACGTGCCCGCGCCGATCGCCGTACGAGCCGCGGCCGCGTCCACTGCCGTGACGAGGGAGCGACCGACCGTGGTGGAGTCGCTCACCTGCGAGGCCGTGTGAGAGTGCGACGTCGGTGCCTTGCCGTCGAGAGCCTGCTGGGCGGCCGTGCTCACGGGCAGGTCCGCGGGTGCTGTGTTCGCGACGTTCCCGAGGCCGACGTCGTTCTTCCCCAGGGCGACGGTCCCCGACTGCCCGTTCACGCTCGTCACTGCGTCGGTCGGCGAGTTGATGCGGAGCCAGTTCGTCAGCACGCTCGGGTCGGCGGCGTTCAGGACGAACGTGCCGGCCCCGTCCGTGCGGATCGCGACGTCGCCGCGCTGCACCTGTGCCGACGTGAGAGCGAGCATCGCCGCCTGGCTCGCGACGACCACCGGATCGAGCAGTGCCACGGCCGGGATCTGTGACGACGGGATGAGCCCGCCGACCAGGTCGGCCTTGCCCGCGAGGGCCGCCTGTGTTGCCGTACTCACCGGTTTCGCGACGTCCGCCGTGTTGTCGACCTGCGACAGCCCCACGTCGCCCTTCGCGAGCGTCACGGCCCCGGCCTTGCCAGCCACCGTCGTCACGGGGGCCGACTGCAGAGCCGAGTCCGCGCGACCAAGGGACGCACGCACGGAGTCCGACATGGACCCCGCGGGGACACCCGACGTCGGCAGCGTGTACTTCCCCGCAGCCGTGGCCGCCGCCCCAGCAGCTACCCGCGAGGCGTCGGCGGCCGCGTCTTGAGCGAGGTGGGCCTCGGCCGTCGCCTCGTCGGCGGTCCGTTGCGCCTCCGCGGCCGCCTCCCGGGCGATCGCATCCACACCCGGACCCGAGCCACCGCCCGACCCCGCACCAGCAGCAGCGGCCTCGGCGCGCTCAGCGCTGCTCCGAGCATCGGTTGCGCTGGCTTCGGCTTCGCCGGCCGCCGCCTCAGCCCGGAGAGCGGTGGTCGGGTCGATGACGGTCGCCGTGCCGCCGCTGCTGGGGATCGGCGCCACGTCGCCGAGATCGACACGCTTGCCGGCGGGCACGGCGATGTCGATCGAGGGGAACGCAACCCCTGACCCGCTCGAGCGCAGGCGCCCGAACGACACTCGGTACGTGAAGCCGGTCGGTCGAGTGCTGGCGACGTCGGTCGCGAGCAGCTGCACGCCGTCCCCGAAGGACCCCTCCTCGTCAAGGTCGACGACAACGGGCGCACCGACCACGATCTCGTCGTCGAGCAGCACGCGGGTGGACGGGGTGAAGACGACGGAACCGCCCACCGGGCGACCGTCAGCCGCTGTGAAGCGTCCGACGACCGTCCCGGTGGGCAGTGTCTTGGTTACATCGGCCACGATGGCCTCCTTCTTGAGCCTGACGGGCTGCTGCGGGTGGGTCAGCTGGCGCGGTGTTGAGGCGTCGTGGCCGACTCGATCGACTTCGCGCTGGACTTCAGCACCAGGTTGTACGAGGCCTGACCGACGACGATCGCGAGAAGCGCCAGAGCCCACCACTGCGGGAGTGGCTCGCCCGTCGCGAGGTAGTAGATGACGAGCGCCACGGCGGCGAGCACGAAGGTCACCACGAGGGCGACCCACTTGCGCTGCGCGGCCGACCACTCGGGCCGGTTGACGACGGCGACGGCGTACGGGGCGAAGAAGCCGAGCAGCGTGACGATGCCGACCGGAAGGGTGGGGATCTGGACGTCCATGGTTACTCCTTGGGGGTGCGGTCGATGAAGCTCTGCAGGGTGATGGGCTGCCCGTCCCGGAGGATCTGCACGAGGGCGTAGACGAGTCGCCAGATCGAGATGAACAGCGCCGTGTAGACGACGATGCGGACGAACTGAATGCCGGGGTAGCGCCCGGTTGCTAGGTGGATGGTGTTCATCAGCAGCAGCCCGGCGAGAGATGCCACTGCGTACATCAGCGACCTGCCTGGGGCCGTCTTCCGCCAGTTCGAGAACGAGGCGTAGATCAGGACGAAGAACAGCGCACCCAGGCACGCGCCACCGGCGATCAGGTTGGGGATGATGTCGAGCACCGCCGGGCAGGCGGTGATAGACGGTTCGTTCACTTTCGGGCCTCCATGGCGATCACGAGGGCGTCCCCGAAGTTGTTGCGGAACCGGCGCTGCTCGAGCGACCGGACACGCTCGCCGACCTCGTCGTCCTGCGACGTGACCTGGGCGATGTCGGCCGTCGCGCGACGTCGTGCTTCCTGCGCCTCGAACACGTCCGTCCGCGGCTGGGTCTTGCGTCTAAACGGCCACATCGGCGCCTCCCGACATCGTCGGGATGGTGCGGTCATCGGGAACCGGCGGCAGGAAGTCCTTGTAGAACTTGTCCGCGATGCGGACGCCGGCGAGCAGCGCACCGTTCTGCTCGAGCGCCTTCGCACGTCCGATCTCGGACTCGGCATGGGCCGACTTCCACTCGTCGCCGCGGTTCTTCTCACGGTCGACCTCGCGCCGGTGCGTGCTGATCGGGATGAGCCTGCCGGTGAGGATGAGGACGACGACACCGACGAGAATCGCGCCGGCGCCGACGTCCGAGTAGCTGCTGATGAAGGCGAGCAGATCCATAACCCCTCCTCAGGGTGGAGGCGATTACTTGCCGAGGGCCGTCTTGACGGCCGCGGCGACGGCGCCGTTGAACGCCTCCGTGTTGGCCTGGCGAGTGCGGACCACGGCGTCGCGGTCGTACTCGTTGATCTGGACGCGGGACTTGTCGTAGGCCTTCTCGAGGGCTGCGAGGTCGTCGGCGCCGATGGCGATCGACGCGTAGTCGGTGTCGGCGATGTACTGCTGCTGACCCTTGGTCGTGACGACGTGGAACAGGTCGGGTGCGGGCATGGCGTGTGCTCCTTCGATGAGGGTGAGAACGGCGGGGGTGATGGTCTTCGTGACGGGGGCGAGGTTAAGGGTCCAGCCGGCGGGGGCGACCTTGCCGCCGGCGGGCACGCCCACGTAGGTGTCGTGCCAGGGCTCGCCGGCGACGTGGCCCATCTCCCAGCCCCATGGGCGCCCGATCGCCGCGATGATGGCGTGCTCGGTGGCCGAGAGCGCCCGCCCGCCCGGGCCGCCGATGTCGGCCGCGCCGCGGCGGGACTCGTCGTGGTTCGACGTGAAGAGCGGTGACGCTGCGACGGGTGCCCAGGGGCCCCGGCCGGCCTCGTACGCGCGGCGGGCGGCGAGCTTGGCCGCCTGGTCCGGACGCGAGCGCACACCCTCGTTGATGGGGCAGTGGTAGCCGAGCGCCTCGGTGACCTCGTTCTGCATGCCGATGTACTGCCGGCCTGCCTCGGGCTGCAGGTACTGGGGTGCGCCGCCGAGGTACGGCGAGTTCTGGATGAACAGCAGGGCCATGGCCCCTCCTCAAGAAGAAAGCCCCGGCGTCCGGGGCGGTGTTACGACTCGAGGGCCTCGAGTCGTCGTGTCAGGTCGTCGACCCGGTCGGCTAGTGCGACGCGCTGGTCGCGCTCCCACCGGGCGACGACCTGCAGGGCCACGCCCCAGTTGATGTAGTGGATGCCGTCCGGGATCGGCTCACCCTCGGCGGTCCGCTTCAGACGGCCCCACTGGTCGCGCTCGTAGACGACGAAGGGCCACAGTCCGGCCTCGTGCAGCCGTTCGGCGATCATGCCGAGCTCGAGCGGCGCCTTCGCGGTGGGGTCCCACTCCGTGTACGGCGGCCCGCAGGTGCGCCGCCACTCGGCGTGCTCGAGGGCGGCCGTGTACTGATACCAAACGGGCATGACGCTGAGGATCGCCTCGGGGTCGATCTCGGCCGCGGTGATGTGCGTCTTGTACCGCTCCGACGACGACGCGGTGCCGGCACGACCATCAGCCGATTGCCACCAGGCCGCGACGCGGGTGCCGGTGATGTTGTAGCCGGGAGCGCCCGAGGCGTAGAGCGTCACCCCGTTCAGGTTGCCGTTCGACGTGACGGTGCCGCCCGTCAGGGAACCACCGGTGACGGCGCCCGTCGTCGAGACGGGACGCGCGACCGTGCCCGACACGAGGTCGCCGGCGTCATGCTGGTGGCCCGTGTCGGACTTGCCCGACAGCTTGGTGTCGATCGTCCGGGCGGTGTAGGAGTTCGCGGCGATCGCGGCCTGCACCTGGGCGTCGAGGTTCTCGAGGGCGTCGTTCACTCGCTCGACGAGGCCTGCGAGCTGCGTGCCGTCGGCCTTCTCAAGCTCGCGCGTCCGGGCGGCCGAGCCCTTGAGGGATCGGGAGAGGGCGTGCAGCCCGTTCTCCACCGGCTTCGGATCAGCCATCGATCGAGTACACCTCCCCAGACGTGACGCCCACCCACTTGCCGTACCCGTCGCCGGACAGCGCCATGATGCGGCGCCGGTAGACCCCGTCGGGCAGATACGGATTGCGGGCCATCTTGACCAGGCAGTAGTCCCCGGCTCGGTACTCGCCCACGAACGGCGACTGGTCAGCCTGGACGTCGAACGACCAGAACTCGATCGGCTTCGACCCGGTCCGGGCGATCTCCTTCGCGTACTTGTCGAGGGTCGACTGCTTGACGACTGTGGAGTGTGAGGAGTCGACCGTCTCGAGCAGCGGATACCCCGAGTTGGTCATGACGGTGTTGGTGAAGCGGGCGAACAGCGCCGTGTTGGCCGAGCGGCCCCCGGTGGCGAAGGCGCGCCCTGCCATGCGGTTGCCGGTCTTCTTGACCTTGAGCTTCCGCATGGAGGGCTGCGGTACGGAGTAGTCCCAGACGTGGACCGACTCCGAGAACAGCTGCGGCTGATCCTCGGTCCCGGTTCGCAGCACCCACTCGACGCCGAGCATGTCAGCGGTGAAGCGAGGCGTGAACTCGATGTCAGGACCGTTCTCGAGGTTCACGAGGTTGTCGAGCTCGTCCCCGATGAGTGAGAGGTCGGTCCCGAGGTATTTGCGCTCGTGGATGCCCGCACGGTCTGCCGGCAGGATCACCGGGACGTTCCCCCCGGTGTGTGTCTGAGCCTGCTGCACGAGTTTCTTCGCGATCGTCCCAAGATCCAGCCCCGCGTAGTTCGTGTCGAGAGCGGGGTTCGGGATGGTCTTTCGAGGGTCTGCGGGGTCCGGGATCATGAACGCTGTCGAGGCGGCCATGACGGGCAGCAGCACGCGGTGGTCGAAGTAGGACCACATGCCGCCACCCGTGATGGTGAGCTTCCCCGTGTCATCGTCGTAGTCGTGGTCCCAGATCGGGCCCGAGCACGGATGGATGACGCCGTTGTCGACGACGGCGATGAACGCCTTGCCGACCGTGGCCGCGTTCCGCAGCTCGAGAGCCTGCATGTCGGGGTCGCGGAGCGTGATGTCGGCAGTGATTCCGCCAGCGCCGTTGACCTCTGTCGACCATCTCGAGCTGCCCAACACGTTCAGGTCGAGCAGCTTGCGCCCCGTGCGGAGGTCGCCGATGAGCCATCGGGTCACGGTGCCCCCTTAGTACTCGCCGGCGATGTACAGGTCGACGTCGACGAGGACGCTGAGCGAGATGGCGACTGTCGAGTCCGCGGCGATAGTCAGCGTGGACGCGGTGTTGGCGGGGACGTCGACGCGCGTCATCTTGGCGAAGGTCGCCTGCTCCTTGAGGGAGAAGTACGGCCGGTAGCGGGCCTCCCGGCTGTTCCAGCCGTCGGACGCGGTGACGCCGGTGCCGGAGATGCCCATGGCGATGCCGAAGTTGCCGCCGGCGCTCGAGTTGCCGCCGCCGGTGCCCATGATCTTGACGACGGCGCGGAAGGCGAACGGCATCGCCGGGAGCGTGATCGTCCCGAGGGTCGTGGAGGCCGACAGGCCATCCCGCTCGTACTGCCGGTTGAAGTTCCGGTTGAACGCCGGAGCGTAGACAACACGCCATCCCGCGCCCGTGACGCGCTCCCAGATCGACGAGTCGAGGAAGATGAAGGCCAGCTGGCCGGGGCCCGCGTTGCCGGAGTCGAGCTGCATCTCGTCGACGGTGCGGTAGTTCACCATCGAGCCGACCGGGGCTGTCCACCGGAAGGTGTTCTTGATCGCGACACCCGAGGCCGAGATCGAGGTCACGCCGGCCGGGATCGTGACCGTGGCGATCTCGATCGCGCCCGTCGGGACTGCCTTCTTCGTGGGGGAGGCCGCTGCATCACCCTTGACGACGCCGAAGACCGGGTCGGCCGTGGTGTCACCGTTGCCCTCGGCGTTGTCGTTGTGCTTCACGAAGACGACGTCGATCCGCGAGTTGGCCGCGGGTGCGGCCTCGATCGGCACAGCCGTCGTCCCCGTGTTCGCGATGATGATCGCTCCGTCGGCAGCGCTCCGCGATGTGACGAAGTCCGCCCGCTTCACGTTGACGGCCATGCCCGAGCCGGCGACGACGATGTCGGTCTGGTCGCCATATGCCCCGTAGGCGGTCAGGACCCCGGTACGGACCGCACCGGAGGCGAGCGACAGGATGCGCGCGGACTCCATGAGCCGCGAGTCGAGCGGCGTCGTGCCCGCGTTGCGGACGTAGCCCTTGGACAGTGGCATGAGGTGCCTTTCGAGCAGGAGCCCCCGCGGTGGGCGGGGGCTCGAGGGGTGGAGGGCTAGACGTAGGCGTCGGCCGTCTTGACCGTGAGACGCGGCGTGCCGGTGACAGCTCCGAGCGGCGTGAACTGCACCTCGCCGGACTGGCCAGGCAAGATCGGCCACCACTCGGAGACGATCAGGTAGCCCGTCACGTCGGACTGACCGTCAATCGACGCACGGCCGGTGCGCGGATTCAGGTAGATGGTCGACCCGTCAGGGATCGGCCTCGTGAACCGAATCTCTGCACCGGTCGGCACCCACGTGAGCAGGAACCCGCCGCTGAGACCGCCCGTAACCTCGAACGTCGAGTACGTGTCCGCCGTGCCACCGTTCGACACGGCCACGCGCCCCGAGACGCCCTCCGTGCCCCAGTCCCAGAACAGCCCAGACGAGGCCGAGCCCAGGGGCCACGTGAGGCCTGAGGATGCCGTCGGCACGCCCGTCTGGGCCGGAACCCAGTCGCCGTACCGAAACGAGTCGGACGTGACGACGTCGAACGAGAACTTGAAGAACGGGCTGTACAGCCGATCGTCCGCCTGCGGCGCCTGGGCGAGGGCCGCATCGACCTGCAGCATGCCGAGAGGGTCCCTGACAACGAACGGCGACTCGTCGGCCGAGACGCCAGCAAGCTGCCGTCGAGCCCGGTACGCGTCCTCGATCGTCGCCCCCGACCAGGAGCCCTCCACGGACACCACACGGGCGCCGCGGAAGACCTTCCCTGGACGGAACGTGCCATGGCCCTGCGGCCGATCGGGGGCGTCGTACTTGGTCGGGGCTCCGTCATCCCAGCCGACGAGACGGCCCAGGTGGAAACCGTTCACCGACTCCTCGTCGAACACGATGCCGCCGTACTCGAGTGTCGTCACAGCACCTCTCCTGACAGGTAGCGGCCGACCACACGACCCATGACGGTTCCGACGGTGACCTCGTCGAGGCCGGGAGGCGCCGACACGCTGATCGGTGCGAAGACATCGCGGCCGCCCGAGGACGGGGCCACGATGACCTGCGGCGCCGACGGGGCGTACCGCACCGGTGCCATCGACCCGACGGCCCCGCCGGTGGCGTAGCCCGTGTGGATCTGACCCGCGAGCATCTGCCGGCGCAGCGCCATGATGACGCCGTGCCCGCCCGCCGCCGCGACCTCCGCCGCGGTGATGACGTGCTCGCCGTTCGACAGTCGCCACAGACCCGCCGTGTCCGACGTGCCCGTGCCCGGACCGTAGATCGGACCACCCGTCGCGGCCCCAGGGTTCGAGGACGCGTCCAGACCGCCCGGCGTCCGCAGCGTCGACACGTTGTTGACGGTGCGGATGTTGACCGTGCGGCCGTTGTTGAGGTTGATCCACCTGTCAAGGGCGCCCTGCGCCTCCGGAAGGCCCGTGAGCCGCGCGGCCGTCGACACGTTCGACGGGATCAGGCCGAGCTTGTCGGCGTAGTCCTCGGCCGCCTGGCCCGTGATGCCGAACTGGCCGAGCGCCTCAATCAGCCGCTGACGGCCGTCGGCAATCGCCTTCGACGCCTGCTGCTGCGAGCCGGTCTGAGTCAGCGTCGCCGACGACAGGCCGAGCGTCGACTTCGCGATGTCGTCGAGCGCGGCCTGATTGGCACGCCCCTGCGACGTCGTGACGTCGAGCGTCGCGCCGTTCTCCGACACCGATGCCGACAGGTCGTCCACGGCCGCCTCGAAGTCGCGCGTCGCCGCGTTGACGTCAAGCTGCGCGGACCCGAACCCCTCGATCGTGGCCTTCAGATCGTCGATGTCGACCGACGCGTCCTGCGCCGAGCCGGACAGCCCAGAGAGCGCCTGCGTCTGCTGCTCCGTGGCGCCGGCCATGTCGCCGGTCGCGAGCTTCAGCAGGTTGGTCTTGTCGGCCGTGATGCCGAGCTCGTTCGCCTGGTCGATGAGACTGTTCTTGAACTCGCCGCTGTTGTCGATGAACGAGAACAGCTGGTCGTCCGTGAGCTCGTACTCGCGCTGCAGCTTCGCGACCTTCGACTGCGCCTCGTCGAGGGGCAGCGCGGACAGGGACGAGCCCAGCGCCTCGAGGCGGTTCCGGACCTCGTTCACGCCCGAGCCGGCCTTGCCCGTGAAGACGTCGCCGAAGGCACCGAACGACCGGGTGTCAGCCGAGGACGAGACGGCGTCGAGGGTCGCGCCGAAGTCCTTCAGCGCGTTGGTCTGCTCGCCGAAGAACCCCTTCGAGAAGACGCCGTCGACGTCGCCGAGGCTGTCCTTCAGCGCGTCACCGATGCGGCGCGTCTGCAGGGTGTTGGTCAGCTCCTCCGACGACACCTTTATGCCGTTGATCTGCTTGTCCGCCTCGTTCAGGAGCGGGATCGCGACCGAGATGACCGCCAGGGCCGCGAAGCCCTTCCCGAACGCCCCGACCGCCTTCGTCGCGAGCGGAGCCTCCTTCCGCAACGTCGCCATGGCCGTGCGGTACTCGACGATCTTCGGAGCCCCGATGAAGAACGCCGACCCGGCGATCGCTGCAGCCGTGCCGACGGCCAGCAGGTTGAACGCCGTGCCCTTCAGCACGTCCGGGGCGCCGTTGTAGACGTCGATCAGGTTCGTACCGGTCTGCACCAGCCCGCGGAGAGCGCCGTCGGCGTCCTGCCCGGTCTGGATCATCGCGGTGTCGAGCGCGCCGCCGAGCTGCTCGACGTCGCCCTTCAGGTTGTCGAGCCGAATCGCAGCTGTCTCGGCCGCGTAGCCGCTGTCATCGACGGCCTTCGTCCACTTGTCGACACCCTCGGCACCGGCCTGGTACAGCGCCGTCGCCGCGGTGATCGTCTCGCGGCCGAAGATGATGCCGAGCGACGCGTTACGCGACTCCTCGTCCATGTCGGCGTACGCGGTCTTCAGCTGGCCGGCCGCGTTCTGCATCCCCAGGAAGTTGCCCTGGCTGTCGTACAGCTCGATGCCCAGCCGCTTGATCTCGGCCGCGGCGGCACCGGACGGCGCCGTGAGGGACGAGAGCACCCCGCGGAGGGACGTGCCGGCCTGCTCGCCAATGATGCCCTGCTGCGCGAACAGCGCCAGGGTCCCCGTCGTCTCCTCGAGGCTGATGCCCATCGACGCCGCGACGGGGCCGACGAACTTTAGACCCTGGGCGAGGTCGTCGACCGAGCCCATGGCCTTGCCGGCGCCCGCGGCCAGGACGTCGGCGACGTGGCCGGCCTCGGAGCCGTCGAGCTTGAACTGCTGCAGCGTCGTCGACGCGATCTCGGCCGCCCGAGCGACACCTAGCCCGCCCGCAGCGGCGAGGTCGAGAGAACCCGACAGGCCGCCCGCGAGGATGTCCTTTGTCGACAGGCCCGACTTGCCGAGCTCCTCGATCGCGTTCGCCGACTCCGTGGCGCTGAACACCGTCGACGCGCCGGCGTCGATCGCGGCGTCGCGCAGCAGCCCCATGTTCGCGGCCGTCTCGTGCGTACCCGCCTGCACGAACGACATCGCCTGGTCGAAGTCCGCCGACTTCGACACGATCGTGCCGAGCGCCAGCACGCCGGCGGCGCCCGCGATCGCGAACCCCTTGCCGACCTGCTCGAAGTCAGCCTGGTTGCGGCTGAGCTCCTTGGTGATGCCCTGCGAGAAGTCCGTCGCGGCCTTCCGGCCCTTCTGGAACTCGGCCACGAGCCCGGACAGGTTCGCCCCGACTGTGACCTTGACGCTGCGATCTGCCATCGCGTGACCTCGATTCGTCGGGCCCGCGTGGGCGTAGCTACTGCTGCTGTGGAGTTGTGCCCGGCTGCGGTCGGTGCTTCCGCTGTGCCCGTCGCACCCGGAAGACCGGGACGATGACGCCGTTCGTCGAGTCGGGGTCGCGCTTGTGGAGCCGGTCGAGGAAGTCGAGCCGCGCCTTCTCGGCGAAGTCGACGACCGGCGCCCGCATGACCTGCCCCTCAGGCGATCGCACGGGGATGCCGGCGACGAACTTCCACGGGCTGTCCGGGTCCGACGGGTCGGCGTCGGGCGACGTCGCGTCGCCCATCAGGAACCCGTGCGGGCCCTCCTCGTGCTCGAGCTCGGCGAGGGCGATTAGCCAGTCGTGATCGGTCGGGCCGAACTCCGGCTCCCGGATCGTCGTGGCGCCGACCAGACGCCCGCCGTCGTCGTAGTGGTACTCGGTGTGCTCGGCAGGCTCGCGGCCCTGCAGCCGTGACAGGGAGACGCCGACGGCCCGAGCCTGCTCAAGAACGCGTCGCAGGCCCGGGTCGTCGGTCAGTCTTTTTTCAGTCGGCCGACCGCCCGCGAGGCGTGGAAGACGTTCAGCTCGAGCACGGCCGTGACGATGTTCTCCACGTCCCAGCCGGACGCGACCTCGAGGATGGTCGACCAGTCGTCGTCGTCGATCGAGCGGGTCTCACCGTCGACGAGCTCGACGCCGTTCACCTTCGCGGCGTGGATGGCGGCGGCGTGGTGGTTGTAGCCGAGCTGCTGGTCGAACGCGCTGTTCTCGCGCGGCGCGTAGATGGCCGTCAAGTCGGCCCAGGCGAGGCCGTCGAGCTTCGTGAAGCGGAGCGTGTGCATGTGCTCCCGCTCGCGGTCCTCGAGCTCGGCGATCTCCTCGCGCAGCTTCGTCGCTGCGGTCTTCTGAGTCAGTCGGTCGTTGGCCTTCGCCTTGGTCTTGTTCGCCTCGGCGAGGGCGCGCATGAGGTCGTCGCGCTGGTCGGCGATCTCGCTGTCGAGGCACACCGTGACGGTGGCCGTGCGGGGCTTGTAGCCCTCGCGGGCGCTGCTGATCTTGCTCTTGGACATGGTGACCTTCCCGGATCGTTCCCGGATGGATGCAGAGAAGTGCGGGCAGGCGCTCCGGGAGGACGCGCGGGGGGGGGCCCCCCCCCCCCCCCCCACGAGGGGGGGCTGGATCAGGCCGCGAGCTTGACGTCCTCGAGGACCTTCGCCCTCGGGAACAGCTGCTGCGTCTTGGTCCACTTGCCGTTCGCGGTGGGCATGTCGCGCACCTTCGTGCCCGCGCGCACCTGGAAGATGTCCCACGCGTCGGTCGTCGCCGACACCTGCTCGTACGGGGTCGCGTACCGGGCGAAGATCACCAGGTCCGAGTTCTCGATGAACAGCGGGTCGACGACGTCGGTCGAGGTCTTCCCGTAGAAGAACTTCAGCGACACCGTGTGGGTCACACGTCCCGGGGTGCCGAGCACCTCGCGCAGCGTCAGCCGCTCGTCGGTGTTCGTCTCCTGCGTCTTGCCGTGGTTCCACCCGTCGGTCGTCAGCGAGTACGTGATGTCCTTCGTCGTCGACGCGGTGATGTCCGAGATCTTCGGCGGCCACGACGTGATCGCTGCGCGGGGGCACGCGAGGAGCAGCAGCGTGCCGTCGGAGTCGACGTTGTCGGGGATGAGTGCTGTGGTGCGGTCGCCGGCCATCAGTCGGCTCCTTCCTGGTTGGCGTCACCGGCGGGTTCGCCGGAGTTCGTGGCGCCTGCGGAGAGGTCCGCGGCGGTCTGGGTGGTGATCGGCTCGAGGCTGGTCACCTCGGCCGGCTTCGCGCGCTTCGCAGCTGCGGTCGGCTTGCCGGTCTTCGTCTCGGCGAGCGGGAAGTCGTCCGGCCAGCGCTCGTGCGTGGCGCGGTCGACCTCGAAGACGACGTCGTTGGCGACGACCTTCACGGGGTCCTGCATGGGTGCCTCCTCGGCATGAGAACGCCCCCGGGGTCACCGGGGGCTGAGAGTGGGTGGATCAGGCGGGCGCCGACTCGAACGAGTACGACGCCACGACGTAGCAGACGGCGGGCAGCGAGCTGTCATCGACGAGGACGCCGGTCAAGTCGTCACGCTTGATGCGCTTCGTGACCTGGCCCTCGACGACGGGCACGACGCCCCAGCGGTTCGGTGGTGGCCGCAGCCGGTCGTCGACCCACCCCATGACCATCTCGGCAGCCTCGGCGCTCTCTGCGACCGCGTGGACGGCCCACGACGGGCGACGGTGCACCCAGGGACCGGTCGCGCGGTGCTGCTCGTCCTGGTCGCGCTCGGGGTGGATGAGCACGTACGGCAGGGGAGGCAGCGGGGGCCGCGGCTCCTCGACCGTGGGCGGGTCCCCGGCGAAGGTGACGAACACCTGCAGCCGGTCGTCCGCGTCGAGCAGGCCGCGGAACGCCTGCGTCTCGGCCGCCGTCACAGGTTCGTCTTCCGGCCTGCGACGTCGAGGGCCTTCCCCATGCCGCTCTCGAGGTCGGCGACGTTCTCGGACAGGGACGCGAGGCCGAAGCCGCGCGCGCCGAGACGCTTCTTGGGCGCCCCGTACTCGAGCAGCAGCACGACACCACCCTGCTTGCCGATGCCCTTCCGGGCACCGATCTCGTACTCGACACCCGACCCGGCGAAGGTCGCCACGGCCGTGCGTTCGTAGTCGATCGACAAGGGAGCGAGCGGGGCGTGCTCGTTGCCCTCGATCTTGCCCTTCCACGAGTCCTTGATGTTGCGGGCGTTGACCTCGAGGGCCTGATCGACTTCCTTCGCCGCGACGTCGGGGTAGTCGCGCAGGTCCGCGACGAGACGGTCGATCTCGGACGTGTCGACGGTGAACGCGTCAGCCACTGGCGACCACCTCCACGGGGAGTCGCCGGGACGCGGCGAACGTCTGATGGTGGCCGCCCGTGATCCGAACACGCAGCGGGGCTGCGTCCGGGTCGAGCGCCAGGTGCACGACAGCGACCTGGCCGCTGCCCGTGGCCGCCGAGCCGGGGGCGTCGACGGGGATCTTCAGGACGGCGCCCTGCTCGGTCAGCTCTCGGCCCTGCGAGTTGACCTCGCGCACGGCCGTGTTCGCAGCGACGAACTCACACGGGCCCGAGTAGACCGCGACCAGGTCGACGTCGTGCTTCCCAGTCGCGGGGTTCGGGCGGGGCGCCTTCACCTCACGGCTGATCGTGCACGAGTCCGTCAGCCTCAGCTCGGCCCGACGACGCGCGGCCGCCGCGCGGGTGGCCGACACCATCAGGGCCGCCCGAGCTGGATCGAGTACATGCCGTTCAGCGCGCCCGCTCCGATGTCGGCCGGCGCCAGGCTCCGACGCTCCTCGTCGGTGACGTAGATCTTCCCCGACGATAGGGCGGAGTCGATCGTGCTCGACTCCGTGTCACCGTTCCAGGTGCGGTAGCCGTCCGGGTTGCGGAGCTTGCGCTCGACCATCGCCACGACGATGTCCTTCACGTCGTCGACCGGGAGGTGTCCTACGACGTCGTCCTCGAGGTCGAGCCGCGCGGCGACACCGCGAACCTCGCGGTTCAGGGTGCGCCACGCGGTGCCGAGCCACGAGGGGACGACGCGCTTCTCGTCGACGGTCAGGGGACGCTCGAACGAGTCCTCGACGTCCGCTAGTGCTGCCGGATTCTCCACGAGCGTCCCCCTCCCGTCAGTCGACGACTTCGGTCGCGCCGGTGTCGATGTTGCGCTGCACCGTGACCTCGGAGCCGTCCGGCTTCGTGGCCTTGTACCGCTCGGTGCGCGCCTTCGCCTTTGACGCCTTCGCGGCCGGCTTCGTCGTCGGCACGACCGCGTTCACGGTGCCGACGGCGAGGGCCGTCGCGTCGGGGCTCGGCGTGACGGACGAGGCCGTCTCCGTCGGGTCGGTCGTGTCCGCGGGCCCGTCACCGGGCGCCGTGGTCGACGGCTTTTCGACGGAGCTGTCGAGCTTCGTCTCGTCGGGGATCGCCGGCGACTCGACCGTGGCCGTCTCGTCGGCGGTCTTCTCGGTCGTTGCCTTCGTGCTGCTCGTTGCCATGTGCTGCTTCCCTTCGGTCAGGCGTTCAGGACACCGCGCAGGCGAGCGGCGGCCTTGCCACCGAACGTCGCCAGGCCGCAGTAGAACTCGATGCGGGTGCGGTAGGCGGGCTTCTCCTGCAGCTGACCCAGGTCGTCGACCTGCACCCCGCCGTTGGTGAGGCCCGTGACGCCCTGCTCCGTCTCGTCGGAGCCGAACTTCACGGCGTAGACCGACGACGCGGTCGTGGCCGATCCCTGCGTCTCGTTGAGGCCGAGGATCTCGGCGCCGGCGAGGTTCTGGCCGGGGTCGAGGACGGGGACGCCGTTCCACTGCAGGACGCGCTTGCCCGTGGTGTCCTCGCGGACGACCTCGACGCCTCCCAGGCGGCGGCCGGCGCTGCGGATCTTCGCCTGCAGCGAGCGGTTCGCGTAGATCGCGCCGTTCTCCGGGGTGAGGCCGGGGACCGCGGCGACGAGCTGGTCGAGGGCGTCGTAGAACGCGTGCGCGTCCGTGCCGCCGTTGCCCAGCACCGGGATGCCGTTCGTGCCGGCGTCGATGACCTGCGCGCCGATGAGGCGCTTCTTCAGGCCGTCGAAGCCCTTCGGGTCGACGGTGATGTCGCCGTTAAAGAACGCGTCCTGGAACTTGTAGGAGGCGCTCTTGACCTTGAGCCGCGTCTGGATGGCGCGCTGGTCGTTCAGGTCGCCGCGCGTCTGCACGATGAACCGGTCGACGTCGGCGTCGCCACCGAGGATCACGAGGGACTCCGTCGCCTGCACCACGGTGCCGGTCGACTCGGTGTAGGCCTCGTTCACCGAACGGAACGCGACGCCGGGCAGCGACGCCTCCTTGTTGTAGGCGTACGCGTTGCCCTGGATCGTCAGCAGGGGGATGCGGTCGAGGACCGACGACTCCTGCACGAAGATCTCCTGGACCCCGCGCTGCAGCTGGTTCTGCGAGAGCAGAGCTGCCTGAGCGAGTGTGAGAGCCATCAGGCCCTCCCTTCTTGGTCAGCCTCCGCGCGGGGTGCGGGAGAGCTACTTGGTGCCGGTCGACGCGTACGCGGATCGCACGCGGTCGGTTCCGGGCTTCGACTCCGGCTGGGCGCCGGAGCCACCAGCGCCGATGCCCGCAGCGCGGTGATCGGCGATGGAGTCTGGGGAGGCGAGGAGGTACGGGGAGTCCTTCGCCAGGTCGTCGAGGAGCTTCTTCACGCCGGCCTCGTCGGCGGCGCCATCCTTGACCGTGACCTTCGCGAGCTCGGCGTCGTCGACGAGGCGCAGCGCTTGCTTCGGGTTCAGGAACCCACTCGTCGCAGCGAGCTCGCGGACAGCCGAGGCGCGGGCATCGGCGGCACGCTGCTCGTCGAACTGGGTCTGCAGGGAGTCGCGCACCCGCTGCTCGATGCCGGCGACGTCGACGCCGTCGGCTCCGTTCTTCCCGTCACGCAGGGCCTTGATGTCGTCGGCGGTCAGGCCGAGGTCGGTGAAGGCCTTGAGCTCGTTCTTCCGATCGCGCAGCTCCTCCTTCGTGCGCTCGAAGGCACGCACGCCAGCGTCTCCGAGGGGCTCGTCGTTCGGGGG